GCGAGTCCTGCGAAGCCCGATGGCCGCAGTCCATGCAAAGCGACATCATCCGCCGTGGCGAGTGGGTCGCCTCAAATCCCCGCGCCCACGCCGACCACATCTCTTGCCACATCTCCGCGCTCTACTCCCCGCAGATCTCCTGGGGAGACCTCGCCCGCATCTTCCTTCAGCAAAAAGAAACGCCCGGCGGCCTCCACAACTTCCACAATAACTTCCTCGGCCTGCCCTGGGAAAACCGCGCCGCCACCGTCAAGGACGACGCCATCCTCGCCCTTCGCTCGACCGATTACCGGCTCCGCGAGGTCCCCGTCGAGCCCCTCGTGCTCACTCTCTGCGCCGACCCTGGCGAACGCCAGACCCACTGGACCGTCGAGGCCCGCATCCAGAGCGGCGAGTCGTGGGTCATCGACTACGGCACCGTCCTCGCCATCGAGGACCTCATCTCGCCCGCGTTCCTCGAGGCCCGCCGCTACGCCTTCGGCGAAAAAATCTTCACCCCCCGCTTCGGCCTCATCGACTCCGGCTGGTCAGCCGAGCGCGTTTATTCCGTATGCTCCCGCAGCGGCGGCCTCTTCATTCCATCGAAAGGTTCCACCGCAGCCTTCGGCACATGGAACCAATCCTCCATCAACGGCTACCCCGGCCTGCGTCTTGTCACTTACATCGACCACACCGCGAAGCTCGAGCTCTACCTCGAGCGCATAAATAAAAAGATGCCACCACCGCTACATCTACCTGCCGACATCGGCCAAGACTTCCTCTCAGGCCACAGTGGACAACAACTCCTTCAAAACAAAAACTCCCGCCTTGCTCCCTTCTTCTGGAAAAAAGTCCCCGAAGATCACTACGGCGACTGCTCCAAACTTCACGGCGTCGCGTGGTGGGTGCTGAAATAAAAAAAAACCATTTTCCTGACGTCAGGAAAAAGGTATCTGCCCGCCGCGCTAGTGTTCATGCGGCTCTGCGGGCATCCAAAATTATTTTCATTTTTTTGAAAAAAAGTTGTTGACGAAAAATCAAGTTCGTGAGATTGTATCTCCAGATCGAAGCCACCACGGCGACGACGAAAACAAAAAACCAAAAATCAAAATATGAAAATCACAAAAATCTACGCAGACCACGAAGCCAACTCACCAGCCGGTGTTTCGATTGAAATCAATGATTGCGGTGCTGACTTCTACGCAGACGGAACTTTATATGCATGGCAGGATGGTAATGGCATGTTCAATCGCGACGAGGCTAATGGAACCCTTCATTGCTATGTTCCTGTTGCGGATGTTCGCGCCGCCATCGCAGCGGCTGAAAGCGAACTCGGCGTCTTTTTTCAAGTCGGGGCAATCATTCCAGGTGCAGACGAGCTTGGAGTCTAAAATGAAACTCACAAAATCCAAACTCAAACAAATCATCCGACTGGCTGAAAACGGAAACAGCGTCACCCTTCTTGTTTGCAAAGCACTTCCACAGGCCAGCGAATCAGAAATCGATAAAGCGATTGAGTCAGTTTACGACTCTATGGAATTCCCTCATGAGTAAGCCCACCACCCACGGCGGCCCGCGCAAAGGCGCTGGCCGCCCGCAAGGCAAAAAGTCATCCAACGCCAAAGGCCGGACAGCCGTGACCAGATCCGTCTCCATGCAGCCCGAATCATGGGCCAAACTCGACCGCCAACGCGGCACGCAATCGCGCGGGAAATTTATCGAGTCGATGCTTTAGTCCTCCGTGTCCTCTGTGGTCAGTCCACCCTTTGACACTCCGCCTCTGGCGTGACCGCATCCGACACCGCCCGCGCAGGCTACAAGGCCTATCTCAAAGCCCTCGGCAAATCAAAGGCCGAACTTCTCACCATGGCCGCAGCCGTCGAGTCCGGCATCGAGGAAACAATCATCACCAGCCTCTCGGGCGATGGCACCGGCACCGGCGCGCAGGTCAGTGATCTTCCCAAGACCGCACGCCTCGCCGTCATCATGGAGGTCTACCAAGAAGGCAACTCGCCGCGCTCCCTGTGCGCTGTGGTAGACCGCTCTCTCTACGCCTCCCCTGTTTGACAAGCCGCAGCGGGCGTGCCGCAAATCAAACAAAATTCAAAGAAATCAAACCGAGGCGGAGCCCGCCCCGGTGCAGGTCGGCCCAAGGCCGCCGCTTACGAAGCCGCCGAGTTTTCTCGCAATAGAGGCCTCATCGTCCTCAACACCGTGGATCCAAAGCGCGAGGCCCCACCGCAGACGCGCATCGACCTCCTCAAGAAATCCCGCTGGCTTTACAATAATGTCGGCATCGCCGCCTACATCATCGAGCACCTCGCCCAGCGCGCTGTCGGCACCGGCATTGTGCCGCAGGCCCGCACTACCGACGCCGCGTGGAACCGCCGTGCCGAGCGGCATTTCGAGGACCGCGCTTGCGCCGAGGCATGGGCATTCGACGCTGCCGCTCAGGTTAATTTCTACGGCGCACAGTCGCTCATCCTCCGGCAGGTTGCGGTGGATGGCGATTTCTTTGGCCAATTTTTGAAGACACAGAATGGAGGCACCCGTGTGCGATTCATTGGAGGCGAGGCCATCGGATCCACAGCTGATTCCAGCGACCGTGCATTTGACGGCGTATTACTCGACCGATTCGGCGCGCCCGTCTCCTACCGTGTCATCACAGACCGCGCCTCGGGAAATTATCAGGATGTTCCATCCACCGACATCCTTCATTTCCGTCATGTCCGCCGGGCAGGCTACCCGCGCGGCATCTCATGGCTGCACAACGCGATTATCAACTGCCAAGACCTCAGCGAGTTCATGGCCTACACGAAAGGCTCGGCCAAAGCCGCGAGCCAGATCGCCTTTGCCATCACGAGCAACGAAGCCGTGCGTCTCGGCGGCGGTTTGTCCAGCATTCAAAGTGGAGACGCTGTGCCGCAGGACATCACCACCGAGACACTTTACAACGGCACGCTCATCCCGAAGCTCCGCCCTGGCGAATCCATCCAGAGTTTCAAAAACGAACACCCCGGCCAAGCCTTTGAGCCCTTCATCCGCCAACTCATGGGCGAGATTGCCCGAGGCATCGGCCTTCCGCCCGAGGCACTCATGGTCTTCGTTGGCACCGCAGGCACCGAGTTTCGTGGCCTGCTCGAGGTCGCTCAGAACTTCCTTGAGCGCTTACAGCAAATGCTTGTCGATCAATTCTGCCGTCCATTTTGGAAATACTGGCTCTGGCATGAGATACAAGCAGGCAACCTACCATATCCTGGCGACGACTGGTGGAGGCACGACTGGGTAACGCCAAAGAAAATCACGGTCGATAATGGACGCGACGGCCGCCTCTACGCCCAGCTCCTGGACTCCGGTTACATGTCTTGGGAGAGGTATTGCAATCTCCATGGCCTCGATGCCGAGGCAGAGGAAGATGATATCCTTCGCGCCTACATCCGCCGCCAGGAGAAATGCGCCGCCCTTGGCCTCAACCCCGCAGACGTTTTCCCCAGCCATGCCATCCCTCAACAAATCACTCCCTGACCATCTGCCGTTTTTAAACGCACTGCGAGCCAAGACCGGCCGCCCGCTCATCGTTTTGCCACCGGCACCAGTCCAGCCAGCAAAGCCCCCCATGCAACTCAACTTGGCAGACTACATACGCAATAAACGCCATGCCAAAACGCAAGTGTAAAGCGCGTAAATCCATTCACCAACTAACGGCAGGTTGTTTGCCAATTCGAGAAGCCGCTTGGTGTGCTCGACTCATAGCAGATTTTGCCAAGGCTGAGATTTACTTTTGGAGCCGCACCGCCGAGCGCCGGAAAATTCAACAGCGCTATTTACAGATCCGTGGCCGCTTCCAAAAAAACGATTTTTTCTTTGAAAAATAAAAAGCTCCTTTTGACACGCAACCGTCCAAGTGAACACCTGGTATGCATTTTCTCCGAAAGCCGAGCTCAAGCAAACCGAAGTCTCCATTTTCGATGAGATCGGTATGTGGGGCGTCAGCGCCAAGCAATTTATATCTGACCTTCAACGCGTCCCCGCAGACCACTCCATCCTGCTCCGCCTCCACTCTCCCGGAGGAGAAGTCTTCGACGGCAACGCTATCGCCAATGCACTCCAGCGCCGTGGCAATGTAGAGGTCCAGATCGAAGGCCTCGCCGCCAGCATGGCCACTGTCATCAGCCTCGCCGGTGCTCCGGTAAAAATGGCCGAAAACGGATTCTACATGATCCACAATCC